ATTAGATTCTACAGCCAGTCTTTCAGCTTTTGTTCCAGCTGAAGATACTCTAAATGCAATTTTACCATCTTCTGAACTATCAGAAACATCAGGTGTAGTTGTAACTATATCAGCAGGTATGAAAACATTACCACCATCATCATCTGCGTAAAATTGAATAATACCTACTTCATCATTGTCAGCAGGTGATGCACCATTTTTTTGAAATCTTATAAATGATGGATTAGCGTCTGCATTTGTACTTTCTAAAAGTATACCAGGTCTACTAGCACTAGCACTTGTAAGAGTTAATTGACTATCTGCCAATTTTGCTACATCTGCTCCACCTAATCTGAAATCTATTTGGTCATCTGTGTCAGCAGTAATACTTGTATCACCATCAACATCTAATATTAATTCATTTCCATTTAAATCTAAATCACCTGCCACTATGTTTGCAGCTAAGTTAACTGTTCCATGTGAAACAACAACAAGTGAATCTCCTGCCTGAGCACCAGCTTCTAATACGACTGATGTTCCATTGGTTGCAACATAGTCATCTGTTACATTTAATCTAGAGCCATTTAGATATACATCTATACGACCAGCAGTATATGCCATTGTTTGTGAATCGTTATCTGAACCTGTAAAGGTTGTTTGACCAGCAGTGGCAGTATAATCAAACTCTGCTCTTGCAACTATAACATCTGCAACACTAAATGTTCCAAATGCATTTATGTTTAAAGTATCTCCTGCTTCTGCACCTACTCCTAAAACTACAGCTGTTCCATTCGTTGCTGTATAATCGGCGGCTGCTAATCTAACACCATTAAGGAATACATCTATTTGTCCAGCAGTATATGATAGTGAATTACTATTACCATCATTTCCACTAAAAGATGTTTGTCCTGCCGTAGCAGTATATACATACTCTACTCGTGTTGCGCCTTTCGATACTTCTCTACTTCGTGTCATTTTAAATTAATCCTATTGAATATATGTTTATTTATACAAACTATTATGATGGTTTTGTAGGCCATGTGACATTTTCAGCTTTTTCTACTGTATCCACACCACTAGTTATATCTCTAAGTGCTTGTCTGTATGTAGTCCATGCTGAAGACATTGTGACATCACTCAAAGCTAAATAATCAGTTTCAGATATTCTTCTATTTCTATCTGTTCTTAGAACATCCATTGCTCTTGAAAGAGCACCATTTGCCCAAGCAGTTTCTTCAGCATCTCTTGCTGTTTCTTCTGCATCTGTCATTTGACGCCTAACTCCATTTTCTAATATATATCTCGGCATTATTTTTCTCCTATTTTCCTATTCCATATAATGTAAATGTACCACTATCTATATTACCTGTGCTCATTTTAAATGAAATACCTGTTACTGCTGATGCAGTTTTAATTTGTCCTGTTGTAAATGTCTGTGCTCCACCTGGTGCATCATCTTTTGCAACAGTCCTACTATAAAAATGTTTATGAAATGTTGTACTCGATAGTCCATACATCCAAATATATCCATTACAACATGATTCAGCATTAGTTTCAATAGTATCTGCATATCCTATTGATTGATATGCTGTACCACTATTTTGGTCTTCACTTGCATCTGCATTATTATTACTTGCACTTCCAGCTTCTGTATTTGAACCATTAGTTTGAGCAGTACACAATGATAAATCAAAGTCTGACCCATTTGTTGTAAATTGACATGTTAAGATAGAGCCAGCAGATGGGTGAACATTATTATAAAATATTATGTAAGCATTGTAACTAGAATCTATACCAGAAGTAATATTAACAACTGAATCAGATGATGCTGTATTTGTAGATATTTTAGCTAAAGAATCCCCACCAGAAAATCCAGAGCCCCAACCAAAGTTTTTTGATATTGATTTATAAGTTGCCATTATGCTTCACTAAATCCATAAAGAGTTACACTTCCAGCATCTATATTACCAGATGAAAAATCAATTCTAAATCTATCTATGGCTCCTGTTATTTGTATATTTGAACCGCCATGACAGGCTTCCATTTCATCAGGTGTGACACTAACAAAATCATATATAAAACTTTTATATTGGTCAGTTTCACCAGGGTTATGAAAATAAATATGACCAGAAGCCGAATCGGTTGCATTACTATTACTTACATTTATAGCAACAGGTTGTCCACCTGTTCCTTGTTGTAAATCATTAGTATCATCTATTCCAACTGTGACACTACCATCGCCATAACTCATTCTTTGAATCCATTGGCAACTAGTTTTACTATCTGTAAAATCACCATCACCAGGGTGAAATCGTAATTCGGGTTTTGAATTTGCTGGATGCATATTACAACATACAATTAAATATGTTTCATATGTATCATCAAGAACAACATCACTAGTACCATCAATAAAATCTAAAGCTGCAACAGAACTAGAAACTGTTTGTGTTTTAATAAGTTTCCAAGCACCACCAAGACCTGTTGCGCTAGTACTTGTAGTGAAATTAAATTTTATATCTTTATAATTTGCCATTATTTTGCTAGTCCAAACATAGTAATTCTACCACCATCTATTTCACCTGTATTATATTTAAACCTTACACGAGTTAATGGTGTGGTTGTTTGAAAATAACCAGCACTTTCATAAACTTCTACATATTGAGTAGCACCTGCAGCTCCTGTTCCACTCATTTTAGATAACCAATGTTTTTCAAATGTTGATGAACTAGGATTAAACAAATATAAATATCCACCTTGAGCACCTCTAGTTTGGAAATCGCCAGGGTCACCAGAACCTTTTTGTGGTGGGGTAAATGTGCAAAAATTAGTAGTATTTTCATTAGGACCACCATGTCCACCAGGTCCTGCTGCACCATCATGACCATGATACCAACTGAGTACCATAGATGTATTTGTTATATTATAATTTGTATTAGTACCTGTGTCCACTTGAAATTGAAACTGATTAGTACCATGAGGAATCACTCCAGCTACTTCAAAATAGTAAACATCATAAGTATCATCAATACCAGTAGTAAAATCAAATGAAGATACACCATCATCAGAATCAGTCATTGCTTGATGTATTGATGTTATTTTTATTAATCCACCTGCGCCTGCTGTATCACCATAATCTACATTATATTTAATGTCTTTATAATCTGCCATGGGTCACTCCTTATTTTTCTGTAAGTAACCAGCCTTGAGTAGAATCAACATACACTAATCCAAATGCAGCTCTTTCTGTTCCTACTGTTAGGTCTGCTGATGCTCCTTGAATTTTATGTGAGTTTCTACCTACTGTTATTGCATTAGTATCTGCTGTTGCGGCATAATCTATAATCTGTATATAATCTCCAGCATCAGCACTAGATGGTAATGTCATAGTAATCGCACCACTTGTAGTATTGACTGCATAAGATTTTCCAGCAACCATTGTAGTATTTCCTGTTATAACTGCTGTTGCAAATTTAACAGATGCATTTTCTCTTGCCCTTGTCATATGATTAAATCCTATTGTTTCTTATATTTACTTATTATTTATAAGAGTTTTTTCCCTTTAAACCAACTAGGTAAACCTAAATGTGGTCTATCATCATATTTATTATTCTCCCACTCTAAATTAGACATATCATTATAATGTAGAAATACTTGAATACACATATTACCCTCAAATTTATTACGCCAATGAGATAATTCACACCCAGAGTATATTAACATATCACTAGGATTTAATTTAACTTCTATGTCTTTTCCTTTAGTATCTGTTAACCAAATAGGCCATACATCTCCACCTAAATTTAAAGTAGTAGATACTTCACAAGAATATCTATCAGTATGTTTTTCTAATTTTTCTCCTTTCTCATATAATCTTGCATATGAATATGTGGGTGATAATTTCAATCCTGTTTGTTTATTCATTTTTTGAGTTAGTAAATCTAATACAGTATCCATTGCTATATCTGAATAATGACTATATGACTTTGGACATTGTTCATCACCAGACTTACCCCAATCCTCATCATGTTTAGATATGTAAGTAGTATTTTTAAAAGTGTGATAAACATTTCTTTTCATTTGAAAGTAATCAAATAAAAATAAAGCAACATCCAAAGGTATTGCATTTTTTACGATTTTATATTTGTTCTTTTTGTAACTCATACACTACCCTCATTACTTATCATATAATTAGGAATTGCTTGTATATTAAAATGTATAAATTTAAAT